CCGCAGCCATTCGCCGTCCCGGATCCAGCCGACGTTGTAGCCGGCCTCGGACTGGAAATATTCGATGTCGACGCCGTCTGTCCGGTACGCCCCCCCGAGGTTCGCCGTGGCCGTGTCGTGATACCCGACCCCCTCGCCGCCGGCATCGTAGTCCTCCGCCTCCACGCGGATGATCCGCAGCGCCGGGTCCTGGTGGCCGTGGGTCGGCGTGCTGCCCGCGTCCAACCATTTCCCGGTGAGGATGAGCCCGAGTTCGTCGGCGACCTTCTGGTATGCCTGCCAGCGCGAGGCGCCGGACGGAATGACGAACTCGCGGGCCGGCATGGGATCCGTACCCCACGCGGCCGGCGCGTGGACGTTCGTGAGGTCGTGTGCCGGGGAGACCTCGGCGGCGCCCACCCCCACCGTGCTGGCGATCCATGTCGCGGGGTTCGTCGTCGACGGCATCACCAGCGCCGCCGGGTGGACCTTCATCGACGAGAGGTAGAAGTCATAGCTGTACCCGGCGTATGATGTCTTGTTCGCCGCGACGGCCATGCGCGAGGTCTGTGCCGGGAGGAACCCGTAGAAGATCCGGTTCAAGATCTCCGGGTCGCGGTGGTCCGGGACGAGGAGGTGCACCTGCCGATAGTCCGTGCCCTGCGGGATCAGCCCCTCGATCTGGACCTCCGCCCGGTACATCGCATCGGCCGCCGAGCGCCGGACGGTGAACGAGATGATCTTCTGCTTCGTGAAGTCGGACCAGTCGAAGGGCACGTCGAAGAGCGCCGACGGCCGGTTGATGAGTGGGCTCCAGGGGTTGCAGTCGGCAGAGACATACGTGATCGTCGGCTCGTCCTCGAGGCAGGGCCGGACGGTGATCCAGTCGACGGCGATCGTGTCGCCCGCATCGAACGCGGTGACGGCGATCGGGAGCGTTGCGGGAAACACGGCCGGCTCGTGGGTCGCGACGACTGCCCCGTCCACCGAATAGACGACCGTGCCGGCAACCGGCCGGGCGATCTCGATCGTGTGGTATACCGCGTCGATCGTGAGGGCCGTGGTGATCGCTTCGGTGTCGGACGTTGTCGCGCGGTCGCCGGCCGAGTCGAAGTCGACGGAGGCGAACGCGGTTTCGGCCGAGTTCGCGAAGCCGGCATAGGTGAACCCGGTGGCCGGCGACGAGGCGCACCGAATCCGCACGGCCGAACCGACGCCGAACTCGTCGATGGAGCGCACGCCCCTGAGCGAACCGTCGCCCGTGATCGTCAGCGTGCCGCTCGAGACGGCCGTGCCGCCAAGGTCGGTCCAGATCCCCGCGTCCACGGCAGCGCCAGAGAACGCATCGAGCACCGGGCAGAACGTCGCGTCCGACGCCGAGACGGCCGCACCGTTGCCGTAGAGTATTGATAACCGCTGCTGTCCGGGCCGGATCTCGATGAGGAACGTCGCCGTCGTGCCGGCCGTGTACGACTCGAGCCGGTGTGCGAGCGGAGTCAGCCCCTCGTCGCGGAACCGGAGGTCCCGGAAGTCCTGCCGCATCCCCGGCTTCCAGGCGATCGTGAACGGCACGACGTAGCACGGGATCGCGTCCGTCGTCGTCGTGCCCGCCTCGAGCTGCGGCAGGGTCGCGTAGATCCCCTTCGCGACATCGCCCGCGTACTCGTCGGACCAGCAGGACGAGCCGGCAACCGACGGTGCAACCCCCACGCCGATCAGGGTGTCCGTGCCCGTGTTGAAGGTGAACGAGCAGCGGTACCACCCGTCGCCCTCGTCAGAGACGCAGGTGGCATCGACGCCCGCCGCCGCGCCCCACCCGCCGACCGACAGATCGAAGTAGGCCCACGCGGTCAGGCTGTCGCCGAGCGCGTGGAGGCAGGCATACGTCCGATCCTGTGCGTGGAGGTAGACGGAGAGGGTGTAATCCGTGTTCGGCAGGACGACGATCGGGCGGTCGATGAAGTGCGACGAGGTCGCCGTCGTCTCAAGGATCAGGTCGGCCGAGACGTCGCCACCGGGAGCCGCGAGCGCGTCGGGTGTGACCGTCGCCTCGTAGGCGCCCCACGCGGACAGGTCGGCCCCGTCGTGCAGGAGGTTCGTCGACGGCGGCGAACCGGCGACGGCGTACTCAAGGGAGTAGGGCCACTGAAAATAGGTCTCGCGGGTCATGGCCCGCTCCTCAGCTCAGTACCTGCGGCTCAGCGTAGACCGTGATCCCCGTGATCGTCTGGACCGGGTCGAGGTTCTGGACATACGCCACATACACCTTGTGTCCCGGCAGGACCGAGAACGACACGCCCGTTACCGTCGGCGACTTGAATGTCGTCGGCACGTCGACGGTCTGAACGGGTATCGGCGCGAGGTGGGCCGCGTCGGGACCGGCGACCACGCTCACGCGGGCGCCTGCCGTCGCCGAGGCGTGCAGCGTCATGATCGCGGTGATGCCGAGCGCGACGACGGCTGATCCGTCGATGGCGGTCGAGTCTGCCGTCGAGCCCCCTGCGGCGAGGGTTGCCGCCGTCAGGATCGTTTCCGCTGAAATAGAGAGTGTCATAGTGATGGTGTCTCCTGTACGAATCCAATCTGATAGGTCCACGTCTCGGGCGTGAGCTGCGTTTCAACGAACGGCCGGCAGATCATGACGCCGTAGTAGAGCACGCCGTCGATGTTCAGCGTCTGCAACGTCCCTTTGAGTGCGTCAAGCGCGTCGATCTCCGCCCGGCTGTCGGCCAGACAGGTGACCGTCCATTGCCGCTTTGAGCGGGGGCTGCCCTGGAGCCCCACCCCGCCCCCGTGCAGGTCCGTCTGGACACAGACGGGGTCGTGATCGATCGGGGCGATGTCCGGCTCTGAGAGCGCCACAGTGGCGTATGCGATGGCGGTCATGGTCAGAGCACCCCCTTCGCGATCCGGGCGTCCTTCCATCTCCCGACATCCTCGCGGAAGCGGTCGTAGCTGTAATCCTCGGAGAGTTTGACATCGCCGTGAACGATCACATCGCCGCCGCCGGAACCGAGCCCGATCGCAGACAGCCCCTTTGCGATGCCGGCCGCGACTGCCGCCGCGATGCCCCCGCCCTCGTACTCCCGCGTCTCGGCACGGGACAGCACCCGCTCGCCGTCAAGGAGTTTCGCGAACCCCTCGGACTGCCCGCTCGGGGCCTCGAACGTGCCGCCGCTGTGGAACTTTTTGATTGTCGCCTGTTCTTTGGAGAGTACGCTTTGCTGCCCCGGATAGTACTTGGTCGCCGATGCGCCGGGCGCGACGTTCGCCCCGCCACCCTCCACGATGGTCTTGATCGTGTGGATCGAGGTGATCGGGTTCGACTGGATCGAGTTCCGGGCGGTCAGGTACTGCTTGCCCATCGACACGAACGCGGACCCCGCGTTGACCGCCGACGTCTTGAGGGTGTTCATGTTCGTGGCCGTCGTGCCGAGCACGGAGTTGGCCTGCGCCGCCTCCTGCTTTGCACGGGCGAGCGCGCGCCCCGACTCGTCGACCATCTTCGATGCGTCCGCCGCCGCCTGCTTCGCGTTGTCGTACGCCCGCCGGGCCGCTTCGACCTGTGCTGCGTTCGCGTTCGCCGCCCCCGCCGCCGCATCGAGCGCGGTCTTGGAGGCGAGCACCTTCTGTGCCGCTTCGTCGGCGGCCATCTTCGCCGCGTTGTACGCGAGGCTCGCGGCATCGACCTTCTTCGCGGCGATGTCGGCAGATGCCCCCGACCCCGCAAACGCGATGCCGGCCCCGGTTGCTGCCGGGGTCACCGCCGTCGCCGCTGTTGCCGTGGCGAGGGTCGCCCGCTCGAGCGCGAGGATCGACGGTCCGGCCGCCGCTGCCGCCGTCGCCGTGGCGCTCATGGCCGTGGCTTCGGTCTGGAGCGGGACCGGGGCTTGCAGGACCATGTCGGTGAGCTGCCCCTGCGCGTCGCGGAAGTAAGTCAGGCCCGGAACGGCCGCGGTCGTCGCGGTTGTGAGCGTGCCGACGGCCTGCGCCTCGGTTACGACGGCCGGCGCGACTGCCCGCGTCGTGCTCTCGGTCTGCGAGACTGTCGTGTTGAACCGCCCGGTTGCCGCGTCCGCCTCGTTGGTTGCCGGCGCGACCGTCTTCACGGCCTCGACGTACTCGCGGGTCGATGCTGCCCCCTGCCCGTTCAGCCGGGGATCGTTCTTCCAGGCGTTCGGGTCGCCGCCCGTGTAGTCGAGGTCGCCCTTGCCGGCCCATGTCGGCTCGGTCGAACCGGAGCCGGAGCCGGATGACGATTTGTCGGGTGAATCGGGCTTAAGATTGGCACTCGGGTGCGCCTTGATGTACGCCTCTTTCGAGCCCTCGACGTCCTTCGACCAGCTCTCGCCCATCTTAACGTTGCGCGGGGTGACCTCCCCGACATCCATGCCGGCTTGCTCCCGTGCCGTTTTCTCCATCGGGGATTCGGCGGTGCCGTTCCGCACCGAGTCGGTCCATGCGCCGTAGGAATCCGCCCACTCCTGCATGGAGTCCGCGAGCTTCCCGACCGACGACGCGACCCCGTCCATCTGCCCCGGGATCTCGCCGATGGCGTTGCCCCACTCATCGAAGCTGACCGTCGCGTCGGCCGCGGCCGTGTCGGCGTCGCGGATGTTGGGCACCATCTCGCCGACTTGCACGCCGAACTCGTCATAAATCGGGACTGCTGCCGCGACGGAACCGTTGGTGGTTTCGATGGCGTTTCCGAACTCGTCATATTCCTGCGCGGCAGTGCTGAGGCCGGCGGCGCTCTCAGTGATGATGGTCCCGAACTCGTCATATGTGACCGCCGCGTCCGCCGCGATCATCGTCGCTTCCGTCTGTGCGTCCGCGTACCGGATGACTGCGCCGGTGGTCTCGTCGTACTGTTCCTCGACACCTGCGACCGCGGCCGTCGTGTCCTTCGTTGCCCCGAGGAACCCGATCCACGCCTGCCCCGCGGCATCGATCGCCGGGCCGAGCAGGGCGCAGGTTGCGACCAGGGCCACGAGCGGCACGGCGATCGCCGCCGCCGCGGTGGCAAACGTGGTCAGCCCGGCCGACGTCAGGCCGAGCGAGGTCGTGAACGCGCCGAGGGCCGGCACGAGCCCGCCCGCGCCCGTGATGCCCGTGACGACCTTCCCGAGCGACGGGAAGAGTTTCATCATCATCTCGTTGTCGAGCAGGGACGCGGCCGATCCTGCCGCCGTCATGGCCGGCCCGACAGCGATGCACGCCGTGGCAACGCCCTCGAACGGCGCGAGCATGTCGCCCGCAGACTGGCCGAGCTTGTCGAGCTCGAACCCGAGTTTATCGACCGTGCCGAACGCCGAGTTCTGCGCGTCCGCGAACTCCTGCGCGGCCCCGGTCGAGTTGGCGAGCTTGGTGTTATACGTCCCGAGCTCCGCGTTCGTGATGCCGAGCGAACGGTAGAGCGCGGCCGAGCTCCCGCCCGACTCCTCGATCGCCTTCGAGAGTTCGGACATGGCCTTGCGGCCCGTGATGCCCTTCTCTGCGAGGGCCATCAGGATCGTCTCGACGTCCTGCAACCCGAGCCCCATCTCGCCGAGGTCGGGCCCGACGCGGGTCATCAACTGCGAGAAATCGGCCAAGTCAACGTTGGCCGTGCGGAACGTCGTGGCGAGCCCGTCCACGTACTGCGGCGCGTCCTCGAGCTCGATGTTCCGCGCGGCGAACGCCGGGACCATCGCGTCCGTCAGGGTGTCCGCGTTGACGCCGATGCCGTCGGCGAGCGTGTCGAACGCGGACGCCGTCTGGCCCATGCTATCGACGTTGTCCATCCCGGCGCGCGCGAGGATGTCGAGCGATGCCGAGACCTCCGCGATGGGCGAATCGACGGACTGGAGGGAGCGCGCGAGTTCTTTGATGGACTCCGCCGGGAGCCCGGCCGAGAGGGCCGTCGTGCGGAATGAGGCATCCATCTCGCGGTTCCGGTCGATCAGGAGGGTCGCCCCCGCACCGAACGCCGTGATCGCGGCGCCGGCGACGGCCATCGACTGCCCGATCTTCGCGGCGGCGGCGCCGACGGTCGTCGATGCCTTATCCTCCGCGATGATACTGAAAACGAGTTCGCCTAGATTGACCACTCAGCCACCTCCCGAGACGTACCACTCGGTCCAAAAGAGCTGCACATCCTCCGGCAGCGCGGCCCACTCGGCCGGGTCGCGGAAGCCCATCCGGTCGAGGAACGCGCCATAATTGTGTCCCGCCCTAGTCCTCGCGAAAGGCGGCGATCCGCTTCAGCCGGGCCAGCTCCTCCCGCCGCATCGCCCGGTACCCGAGGATGATCTCTTCGGCGTCGATGTCGCTGACGTTCTGCGGGTTCTCGTTGAGCCACGCGGTGACCTGCTCCGGCGTCATGTCCTCCATGTACAGGACGTGCCCGATCAGGGCGTGGGACGCCGCGATGACGCCGGGCAGGTCGCCGGCCGCGTACCGCTCGGCGATCTCGTTCTCGAGCCGGCCGCACTCGGCGAACGCCGTGCGTGAGAGTCGGTTGTAGATCTTGACGACATCGCCGCCGGGCAGATCGATCTTCTTCGTGGCCGTGTGGGCCCGCCGCTCGAGGATGGCGATGGCGTCGTTCGCGTCGCGCTGCTTCTCTGCCTTCTTGGCGCGGGCCTTCTTGGCGAGCGGGTCGTCGCGCGGATCGTAGTCGTCGGGAATGGGGGAGGGGATGATCCTCACCTCACGCATTCACGTACGCGTATGTGCAGTCCGCCGCCGGGTCCTGTGGCCGGAACCCGTACGATACTTCCGCCATCTCATCCGCGTCGCCGAGCGAGGTCGACGCCGACGTGAAGAAGCAATTTGTCCAGGTGTGCCGGACGTAGTTCGACCCGTCCTCGACGGAGAAGATGTACGTGAACAGCGAGCCCCGCCCGATCGATACGCTCGCGTCGCCCGCGATGTAGTCGACCTTGAACTGCCCGCCGTCCGCCGCCGTGTCGACGTCGAGGGTGATGATCGCGAACGCCTTGCCGAAGACCTTCTTGCCGGTGAGCGTGTCGTTCACGACCATCGTCGCCGGGATGTCGAAGGTCTCTTCGATCGGCTCGCCGTTCGCGTCCTCGCCGATGACGGTGGCCGTTCCGGCGACGGTCGCGTTCTGCGTGATCAGGGTGAGCTTCACGCGGCTCGGGGTCGTGGGCTCCGTGTCCGTGAACGCCGTATACTCGCCGCCGGCGGTCGCCTGCATCGCGGTTGATGCCGCGAGCGCGGCGCCTGCCGTGCCCGTCGTCGGCGTCGCGTTCATGAGCATGCTCATGTGGGCGCCGTTCGTCAGGATCTCCGTGAACTCGCCCTCGGCGTCGAACTTCCCCTGCCGGTAGACGTCCGACTCCGATGCCCCGCGCCCGTGCGAGGCGGTGCCCCGGCTGAGCTTGACGTTCGCCGACGCCCACGCAATGGTCGAGCCGTCCATCTTGATGACGCCCTCGACCCCGGTCCAGTTAGCTTTTGCAGTCATGGTGAATCTCCTAAGTGTCTGTCAGTGTGTACGCGAACGAGTACCGCAGCGCGATGTGGTGCCGCTGGAGGTCGTCCTCGTACTGGTCGGATCGCGATACGCCCTCCCACGAGCGGGTGCCGGCGACGTTGGCCCGGAACAGGGCCGCGTCAACGGCATCCGCAACGGCGTCGACCTGTGCGGCCGTGCCGGCGTGGAAGATGTCGATCTGGAGAATGGGCGAATTGTCCCGCTTCCGGTCGACGTTGTACCCGGACCGGCGCTTCCGCCGTTCCGTGTTGGTCAGGAGGTACACGCCCGGCACCTGCGCGACGGCGTCCCGGTTCCTCGGGTAGACGAACGAGCCGCCCAGGGCCGTGGTGAGCGCCGTGTTGGCCTTGAGCGCCGTGATCACCGCAGCCGTGATGGTGACGGTCATGCCGCCTCCAGTGCGTCGCCGAGCGCGTCCGCGAGGATCCGCTGCGTGGTCTCGCGTTCGGACACGATCGCGTCCAGGATGAACGGCCGGCCGCCCATCCGGGACGTGCCCTCGTGGACGGCGGTCGAGTAGTCCATGCCGTTCCCGATGTGGCCGTAGACCGACCGACCGGCGACCTTGACCTCGTGCGCCATCGCCTTGCGAAGGAAACCCTGATCATACGGGGCCTTCGGATACGGCGACTCGCCCGGCGTACAGTTGACTTTGGCCCGCCCTTCGACGTTGGCCGCGGCGAGCTTCATGCCGGCCGCTGCCGCCGGGATCATCCTGATCGCGACCTTCTCGAGCCGGGCCTTCAACTGTGCTGGGGTCATCCGGGCCACGTCAGAACCCTCCGAGGATCGCCGAGACATCGAGTCCGCCGGATGCGAGAACCAGGAGCAGGACGAACCCGACGATCTTGATCAGGAGGCTCGTGTTCGCCGTCACCTGATCCTGAAATGTCGTCGACTTCTCCCGGAACGTCTTCGAGTCGCTCGCGATGTCAAGGAGCGACGTCTTGACGGAGCCGAGATCCTTCCTGACTTCGGCCATGTCCATCTTCACCTCGAGGAGGTCGCGCTCGAGTCCGCCGAACCGCTGGTCGACGTTCTCGTGTCGGAGCCGGCATTCGGTGTGCGTTACGGGCGCGTTGCCGTCGGTCATGCTGGCACCTCGCGGAGGGCCACTTCATAGTGGTGGATCGCGCCGTATGCCCCCGAGCGCGCCCGGATCGCGTCAACGGCATACGTCCCGGCATAGCCGGCCTGCGTGGTCACAACCCGGTACTCGCCGCCGGCCGTCGGGAAGGTCGACGCGCCGATCTCCAGCACGGGGATC